TGATGATAGCATTGCCCATAACACTGGACTCAACGTCGTTAGCAATGTCGGCAAACTGTGCAAACATGGACATGGTTTTTGTACCTTCAGTATCTTCGAGCCATGTACCATCGGTCTGATAAATATAGACAGCACCTTTCTTGCGTTCATCGGGAGTGCTCGTGGTCGGGTTTCCCCACATGAAGTAATCCCCAGCAACGAGAGGTGCTCCATCCTTACCTACTGTGGGGGTGGGGTCGCCGTTAGTGATGAGACCAAGATTACTTGCGTCAAGTTTTCTATCTTTCTTCTTGGCAATCTTTATAACAGCGTTCACGTTGGCATACTCTACCGATACTGCTGTTACTGTAATCTCATTATCGCTCATGTCAGTATCATATACCATAATCGTATCTTCGTCATAATCTGGAACCAAGTTCCCGTTGATGTACCAGTTGATGCCAGCAATGACATTCCTACGAGTAGCCGTGATAGTGGCAACTTGTCCACCGTCATATGGCGTATCATCTTCATAGAAGAACATGATAGGTGTATCGGTTGAGAGTAATATCTGCTTGGTCTGAATTGAGCGTATGTATTGGTTTACCGCTGACGTGTTTTCCAGTGGCAGACTCAGTGTTAGTGCATCTTGATAAACCGCAACAATCAACGTGGGATTGGTTGTAACTTCCCAACTGTCTCCGTCCCACTGTACCACATCGCCGAGTCCATATTCACTAAATGCTGTTGATACAAGAAAATAATCCCCTACATCATATGCCGAAGGAAGAGCCGAGAGTTTTCCGAGATAGGTGTGTCCCTGTTGCACGGTCTCCTGTACCCGCTGGATGCGTACGGTGTTCCCCTTGGTGCCCTCGTCTCCTGTCACAACCACCCTGAATGAGGTGGGATTGCTCCCAACAATATACGGACTATCGGCAAGAATCGTAAGATTTGCCGTTGTAGCTCCACTGATAATCTGCCAACCACTGGATGAGCCGTTGAAGTAACTCCACTCATAGGAGGGAGAGGTCATATCTGTTTCACACACCAGTGTCACACTGGCAGGGTTCGGGGTTTCCCCACTATAGATAAAGTTCTCGGCACCAGCAATCTTGACAGTGGTGTTGTCTGCAAGAGCGCTATCATATCGGAGCACAAGACTTCCTGTAATGGAACCGTCAAAGCGTATGGTACTCTCTACGATGGTAGCCGGAATGTTCTCACTGTACTCAGTGTCAAGCAATATGATGTCGAGGATATCCAGTGCGGGGTCTCCTGCATATTCAATCTCAGCGGTATTACGCATACCGAGATATCGCTTGACCCATGGAAGCAATGCCTCCGCTTGGAGGGTGGTTTGTACAAAGTCGTTCTCCACTAGAACATCTTCACCCTTCGCATTGATGGTCTCCGATACCTCTGGAACGACGTTGTTTGTGTTTATTTTTATAGTAACCTTGCGAGGAGTCTTACCTTTGGTGAATTCTCCTTCCTCGTCTTGGTCACCGAGAGTCACATGATAGTCAACAGTACCCGTGGTAATGGGTGCCTTGTCGAGATGTAGATATCCGCTTCTGTCTATGTACATCTGTACGCCAGAGGCGTGAGCAAGACTCTGCAAGACTTGCTTGGCGTTCTTATCACTGACAATATTGGTGTTCCATGTTTCCAAAACATTATCAATCGAAATTTTCTTAGCGCCCAGTGCGTCCTCGGGATACTCAGTGGCATTAATGATAAATTCCGCACATTGTTTGCGGTTTATGGTTCCATAGGCAACATCGGCTGTCTCTTCCAAGAATGACAGAGCGTCAACGGCCTCGATGGTGGCCGATGTCTTGTCGTAGGAAATCTCTCCGGTTGTGTACACCTCTCCACCATCCATCCACTCGATGGTAGATGAAGGACTGAACCCATATGGATTGAGAGGGTCTGCCCCATATATAGGCTCCTCTGTTTCTCCGACATCAGCTGGGTAACCGTAGGGCATGATATCGGGAATCTCCAGTCCATACCTATAGGTAACCTTCACGCCTTTGATGAGTTGCTCGTAAAGGCCACTCGGAGAGTCTGCGTTGTAGTCACCCGCAATGTTGTCTACCTTGAAAGAGACTTCGATGGTCGGAAGCTCTGCGCCAATGGGGTGTGCTGTCTTTTTTTCCTCAAACTCGAAAATCTCATTGTCGGTGTACACGATTGGTGTGTCGGTGTGCACCGTTATTTCCATATGGAAGGGGGGTCGTACTGGTTGAGACATGTACGCTTTATACGCATCACTTACAATTTGCATCAGTTAATACTCCGTGGGGTTGCCGGTGTCTATGAAGTTCAGTGAACAGTTAATCCAAGACTTTACGGCCTTGGTGTCTGGGTCGATACGGAAGGGTTGAGCTGTACGGTCGCTTGGATAAAACTCCCGAGTCTTGAACACAGCCTCTTCCATATCGAAGTATCTAATCCATACATAAAACCCGCCCGCACCGAACGTAGACGTAGAATCCTCTATTGTTGATAGTATATCTCGCCATTGGTTTGCTGTCAAATAGGCCCAGTTGAGCGTGAGTTTTACGAGGTTCCTGTCCATTACTCGCTTGGTCTTTACTCGCCCGTTTGCCGAACGTCCACTCTTCACCAGTGTGCTGGATGTCTGTTGTCCACTTCCGTAGGACGGAGTAGGCAATTCAAATCCATTCGTTCCGGCTTGCGCATCCGCTTCAGACATATACAATGTGTACATCGATGCCATTAGAATCCTCCAAGTCCAAAGTCGAGCCCCATCGTGCGGGACACTCGTCTCTGGTTATTTGATATCTTTCGTCCATCGAGGTTGACCACAACTGTACCTCTGTCTGACTGTTGAGCACGTATCATTGCTTCATACACCCCTCGACTTACCGACTCTACAATCTGGTCATTGTTCATGACAGCGGTTCTCCCTCCAATGTTACCGACAAGCTCGGCACCAGCTTCACGAGCAATGAACATCTGTCCTTGCATCGGGAAACCTCCCTCTGCGAATGCCACTTGTGCAAATTGTCCCGATAGATTCAAAAGAGGAACATGACCGATGTTCACGAATGGAATCTTGTTCAGTTGGTCTATGAGCCAGTTGATACCGCTTATGATGATGTTTACCAAACCGTCAATAATTGCCAAACCAATAACTATGCCGAGTTTTAAGAACATGGGAATATTCTCTATAATTGCACTCACGAGAGTCGTGATTATATTCGGTATGGCGGCCACCAACGCTTGTATAATTGTGGGCAGAGCTTGTACAATGGCCACCACTATCTGAATGGCGCTCTGAATCATTTTGTTGATAGTGTCTTTGTTTGAGAACATTTCGGCAATCTTCGTGATGATGACAGGAATCTGCTCAAGTATTGCAGGGAGAGCCTCGACGACCCCGTCCAACAAGTCTTGGAATCCACTCATACCAGCTTCGATGAAGTTGGGAAGATTGGTGAAGAAGTCGAGCACCGCACCACTCTTAATCGCATCCAACACACCGATGACTTGTCCGAGATATGGAATTTGAGCCATTGCTCCCAGCGCCATGGACTTCTGATCCTCAGTCGGCCCTCCGGCCAACGAACGCTCGGAGAAAGTTACTGGGTCAGTCTTGTATACACCATAGAGGGCGGTCGTAGTCGTTGCCAGTCTTTTTACGGTAGCTGTAATCGCTTTTCCAACGAAAGTCTTTTTGAATTCATTATATGTGTTTTTGGCTTTCTCTACTATCGACTCCACTCCTTTCACGATACTTGCAATTTCCTTTCCAACAAGAGTCTCTTTGAATTCTTTGTATATGTCTTTGACTTTATCTGCAATCAAACCCATTGTTTTTTGAAGTCCCTTCCACCATTTAAAAGTGTGACTTTCATCGGTATTTTTACCTTTACCCCCCGTTTGCTCGGGTACATTTACTCCATTGGCATAGAACGATACACCTCTTTCTGCAAGTTGCTTCTCGTTCATGACTACAGTCTGACCGTTGTGTTCGGTTACGAGCTCTGGGCCTTTTTCTCCTGCAACAAAGAGCTCACCCTTGGTAGGTTTACCACCCTTGGCATATTCTTTTTCTGGTTTCAAGGATGCACTTTGCTTACCATAAAGTTTGCTAAAAGCATATTTAATATTCTCAGCTGTCCATGTTTCCCCTTCCATTTCAGACATCATACGTTCTGCATTCATCGGAATGGAAGCGAATGAAAGTATCATGTTCCAAAGTGACTTTTCATCGCCTTTGGCTATATCTCTCTTATCTAAAATCATTCCCAATAGTTTATTTGGGTCACGTTTATCATCTTTCACCACAGACGACGTATTTTGTCCCCACGTGGTTTCTAGGTCTTTTTTGTATTTCCCCATGTCTACGTCAAGGACACCCGCTATGACAGGATGTCGCTCGAAGTAATCATAGATGCTTTTATTGAGACCACCAAAGGTTTCATCAATCCAAGATTTGAGCTTTCTAAGTGGTTGTAAGAAGAGAGTGATGCCGAACGCTATTGTCCCAGCTTGTATACTACCTGTCAGCCCCCATGTTGCGAAACCGGCTATAATTGCACCAATCAACTCAGCGTACAAACTACTTTTCTCAAGAGCATCAGTGGAGGCTTTCAAGTCGATGACCCATTTAATAACAGACGATGTAGCCACAACTGCTGAGATAAGACTTATTTGTCTATAGATGTTCCCGAATTGCAACGCAATTCCCGTCAGTGTAGTTAGAGCTTTGTATCCTACAAACATAAGGAAGATTGTTTCCACCGCTTCTGCGAACGAACCGTTTTCCAATGATTCCATCCATTTTGGAGCGACTAAGTCCATGATTGGTTTGAACACATCTGTATATAGAAGCTTTCCAAACTCAATAATGTCTGTTATTCCGTTGAGTACACCCGTCACAATGTCGTTGAGGATATCCCATACCGAGATATCTATGTCCGAGAAGTTGATGCCTTTAATACTTTCTTTTAATTGCTCGACTGCGTCAAACGATGTGGCAAACGTTTCTTTAAAGTTGCCCCATAGTTCTCTAATCTTCTTGTCATACATTTTAACAAATTCATCGAACGTACCCTTGGCTTTCTCCATCGCATTGTCGTAGTCTGGGAGCTCTATGTCAATAGACGCTTTTGTGGTGTCCTCTGTTTCAAACAAATTACCGATATCAAATGCCGTACCGCCCTGTTCACCAAGGATATTGAGTTCGTCAATACCAGTGGTAGCACTGGAAAGGTCTCTAGTGTACTTGAGAATTTTTGCGAGCTCTTTTGCTGTCTTGCTTGTACTCTTTGCTTGTTCCTCAGCTTCATCAGCAACCACCTTGGAGTACCCACCGAGGTCATCACGCACCATAGGGGCGATGTAACCACGCATCTTGGCAAACTGTTCCAACATGTCTGCCAGTGCTTTCGTGACGCCGATGATGTGAGGCATTACCTGTTGAAGCATCGGAATGAACGAGCTACCGAGGTTACGGATGAGCACCTGCCACTGTTCATTAAAAATACGGAGGAGGTTCTCGGGTTGAGTCATCGTACGAGCAAGGTCTGTCTGTGCGTTCTGTGTCTGTTGTAATGCGGTGACATACCGAAGCTGAATTTTTTCCTGTTCGGTCATGTTACGAATGGACTTACGGATACCAAGGTTTCTGGCGGTCTCGGCTAAGTTATTCTCGGTGATGATAATACCAATACGTCTCAAAGGTTCTGTTTCACCGACAAGACCAGCTTGGAGCTTCGTAACAGCGTCGCTGACACTGATGTTATAGAACGATGCCAAGTCATATGCCAACTTGGTGAAGTTTGTCGAAAGAGTATATGCTTTCTCACTCGCAAGTCCAAGTGATTCAGAGATTTGGTAGAAAAGACCCTGTGTCCTAGTGAGCTGAGCTTCGTCGAGATAGAACGATTCACTCATCTCCTTGATAAACGTTGTAGCACGAGTAGTGTTCTCACCGAGAGCAACCATAAACAAGTTGAGGTTCTCGGTATAATCAATAGCCGCCCTGAAGCCTGTTGTTATTACGGAGAAGGCCTGCCTTGTAAGAATCGTAACAAATGCGAGTTGTGAAAGAGTACGAACAAGCCTACCCAATCTTCCCATTGCATGGTTGGAACTCGTTCCCATTGCAATAAGACTCTTGCTCAACTTCTTGGTTTCAGTATCTTGTTGCTTCGTTGCGAGGGTAGCCGATTTGGTAATTGCCGTGTGCTGAGACAGTTGAGCAGTAGGAAGTTTTACACTCTTTGATGCGTTGCTGAGAGACATTATACTAGCCGACAATCCACTAATTGCTTCATTTGATGCAACGGCTTGCGACGCACTTGCGCCGAGAGCGCCAGTGATACCGTTGAGCATGGTTATCGTGGCGTTACCACTACCAACTGCCTTTACAAACGCTGTGTCCAGTTGTCCGAGTCGTGTAATGAGTGTGCCGAGCGACTTAGATGCGTTACCCGCACTACCCGATATTTTGAATGATACTTGACTTATGTCCACAGAATGACTCCTTATAATACAAAAGACAGACGATAAGAACTATCGTCTGCCTCCAAATTTTCGGTTATTGAGAGCATTGGCATAACTTTGGAACCCTGCATATAAGGCCAATAATTTCTGTTCATCATCAGCCTCCTTCTCGGCTCTGTTCTTACCAAAGCTGATAGGCTCCTTCGGATACTTTGCCTTAACTCCACCTTTCTTACCAAATGCATTTGATAAAACAACCGAGAAAGCGTTCTCACAATAAGCACCAGTAAGCCATGCTTGGTAGTCGGTGAATTGGGACTTGAACTTCTCCTCCCTTTCCAACCTCAGACGATACGCTTCAATATATGAGAGCAAGTGTCGAGGTTCTCCCTCCCAGAATTCTTCGGAAGGCATCCCGATGGACAACGCCTCGGGATACAGCTTCCTTTCAAACAACTCTACGGCAGTACGGAACTCCGGTGGTTCTTCACCAGAGGAAGGTTCTACGCCTTCAGAAACTTCTTCCGACTGCCCCCAGTGGGGTTTATGGCGTCACCGAGCATCTGAACGAGTCCTTCCAAGAGGCTTTCCTCGTCGTAACCGTCCTCACCGGTGAGAATTTCGTGAATTTCACTCATTTTCTCTGCTTTAAGGTCTTTGTTGTGCTTCAACAGACCAGCATACATGAGCGCCTCTGTGAACCGGTTAAGCTCCTCGAATGTTTTCCATTCTCCGGCCTTCAAGAACGATACACCAAAAACTTCTTCAGCTTTGCAAATACTCGCACGAGTGTACTCAAACACATACGTTTTGTCCCCAACTTCAAGTCTCTTTTCCATACTAACTCCTATAATCTCTTATGTTACAAGACATTACTTACGCAATATCTTCCCACTTAATCTCACTGTTTGGTACGATGCTGATGGTTCCGGTGATGGGAGCATCAACGTCAACCGACTCGTTGAATACGGGAGAAACTTCACCATTGAAGTACGCCCTCTTAGAGAGAGGTGCGGGGAACTCGACACACCATTCCTGCGGTGCAAGTTCTTGTGCGGCGATTGCGTCATCAATCGCGTTGATAACCTCCGGTGTGAAGTTGCACGGGAAGTCAAGGTTGCCGCCAACGTCAGTCAAACCCTTGATGTATACCTTGGAAGTGTTCTCAAGGTCAGTTACGTCATGGGTCGACGGTGCCGAGCCAAGAGACGGAATACCAGTTACATCGGGGACGTAGGTATAGGACGGGGTAACGACCCGAGGGGTGACTGCGTTTGCATATCCAAGTTTAATACCTAAAGAAATCTGTGCCATAATTGCTCTCCTTAACGATACGTTATGTCGTTTTGAATGTCTAACAAGGTACTGTACCTCAGCGTGAGCCTTGAAACAGTCTTGTCCTCACCCTCTGGTATACGGGTACGCACTGTTCGGGTGAATCCGTACTGTGTTTGCAGTGCGGTATCCACTACATTACCTATCCAATCAACGATGGTCTTGGCAAGTGTGGGTTCTCCAGATATCACCATGTCTTTAGCATAAATGTCTATCTGATATTCAAGTCGTGAATGGTATTCTTTTCCAAGAATCGCCATCTGTGTCCTATTATCAATCTCCTGAATCACAACGATTGGATATACTGGCTTCAGATTGGAGTACCCCTCTTGGATGCGTTTCACGGTAACGGGATAAGACTGTTCTTGCAACAGTGTGATAATCTCGTCAGTTAAGCTCTTCATCCAGCACTTCTCCTACTATCTTCTGTACCATTTTACCAGTTTCTATGGATGCTGTCAATACAGGGTGTTGGGGCTCCATACCAACAGAGTGGGTAGATTTTTTCGTCAGTTTGTGCCTATACCACCAACCTTTAGTTCCGTGGTTGTTCACGTCATATTCCCATCCTACTCTTGGAGGTATCTCTGAATCGGGATACTTTCCTTTCCCTGTCAATCCTGTACCAAACTCGAAGTATGCCGAATCTGGCCCAACCATGTTTACCGATATTCCTCCCACCACCCGTGTCATCGACACCGAAGGAGGAAGGTTTCCGTCTATCTCATGATGTGGTATAACCTCAAAGAGCTCCCCCGCACCATATTCGCCCAACCTGTGTTCAGCCTTGGCGACTATCGCATTCCATTTAGAATTGATTCTTTCCAAGTCTCGTTTCAGCGAGCGGATACCTTTTGTTCCAAGCTCCACCTCACGAATCATATTACACCGCCAATCGAGTGAGCGTCACGGTAATCACGTTTGGTGTCTTTGTAATCGCCTCCAACACATAGTCGGCATTGTCCGCACTTCCATCAAACTCAATCACCTCTTCCTCGGGTACTGCATAAAACCCCCACGGTTCTATTCCATAAGGGAAGTATTCAGTAACCTCGGTCTGATTATCAACGTAAAATCTATCACCAATGGAGAACAGATTGGCATACAAGGAAGCATCTACCGAAAATATGTATTTACCTTGTTGTGTAACTCCCATGAGAGAGCTGTTCCACAAGGAACTGACTGGCACAACATTTACATCCAACCTTACAGGAGGGTCGTAATATGTTGCACCATTGTCATGAATACGCTGTTTGCAATAGAGAATTTTTCGCTTGTTGCTTTCCTGCATCCTCATATTACATCCTCGGTTTTGGCATGACTCTTGAAATCAAGGAAGCAGGGAACCAAGACGAGTCATATGAACGGCTCACACCATTCTCGCTGTGCGACACTTCCCCCTCTGCCCCCAACTTACTATACAAGGCCACCGCCATCTCCACAGCAAGACTTTCGTACTGTGGTTCTACAATAGCCCCATCAGTAGGAGTGTATTGACGGATGTCGTTGATTACATCAAGTGCGGAAGTCAGCAATTCAGTGAGCATGGAATCTTCCACCTCACCAGTGAATCTCAATCGTACCTTGACTCGTGCGAGCAATTCATCCATCATTTACCCCTTATACCCACTTGGCGTATACAGTCTTGGCTCCGGTCATCACCAACTTGCTGAGGTCAATAGCTTCAGTGAGTGCTACATCGCCGTACCATCCATCGAAATCAACATCTGCCTTGGTCGGGTTTGCTGGAACAGACGGTTTTGCACCATATTTAATTGTTTGAGACGCAATAGTTGTTCCACCATTCGTATTGAAGGTAAGAACAAACTCCGCTGTCTCCCATTGAATCTCTGTCTTTGGTACAATCGTTACCGTTCCCGTGAGAGGAGCGTCAACATCTACCGATTCATTATACACCTTGCTTGCTTCACCGATGAAGTACGCACGTTTACCAAGAGGATAGGGGAACTCCACACACCACTCCAACGGATTAGCAAGCCCGAGAGCTGTGTCAATCGCATCAATAATGGCAGGTGTGAACAATGCGGGAAACTCCATGGAGCCTCCCACATCAGTCAATCCTTTGATATAGACGTGCATGGTATCGTCGAGCGTAGTCACATCATGTGTACTCGGTGCTGAACCAAGGGCCGGGATTCCTGTAAGGTCTGGTAGATACGTACGAGTAGTTGGGCGGTTTGCACCGCTCATCTGCCCATAACCCAATCTTACCCCTTTAGAAATCTGTGCCATAATCTACTCCTTACTCAGCAGGTGTCCACTTGGCGTAGAGTGTAATGTCCTCGGTAGCCAGCGTAGCGAAATCATAAAGATTCTCGAACGTCTCATTATCGGTGTACCATCCACCAAACACGTTACCTTCAAATGTGGGGTCGTCCTCTGGTTCAGTAAATGCTTCACCATAATCCACTGTCTCTGAAGTAACCGGAGAGCCTCCGTTGCTGTTATACGTGACAGTGTAGGTATTGATTGTCCACTTGGCATAACAGTACGTGTCTACTGCAAACGTCTTGGTAGCCAAGTTAAATGCACTCCCAGTGCCCTCTGCGTCTTGGTACCACCCAGCGAAGGTATACCCAGTACGAGTAGGATTGGAAGGAACAGTCACTTTGGCACCCTTATCAATCACTTGTGAAGCAGTCTCAGTACCACCATTGCCTTCAAAGATTACCCTTACTTTCCCGTCTGCCACAGTCTGTGCAATCGCACTATTGTGGCCTACGGGAGAACCAAGGGCATCCTCGGCAATCCCAGTGATAACATCACCACTGGGAACGAGGTCGGTTGTAGACTGGCTCGAAGTGATTGTTTTTACCAGAGGAGTGGACTTCGTGTGCATAGCAATCACAGAGTATGTTCCGCCCTCTTCGGTAGGGACAGCGGTCACCTTATAGGCGACCCCGTCCTTCATAAACAAATCACCAATCTTTGCCATAGGTTGCTCCTTATGCCGATACGTTGCTGATGAAAGCCACCAACGGAATGTTCTTGGTGTCGTACACCATAGACCAGTTGTCACTTGCACCAAGTTCTGCATCGGTCGGGGACTCGGTCTCTACGTTGTCCACGGCAAAAGAGAAACCGTACGGGTGAAGCAGTCTGCCCCACTTGGAATACAGCTTCTGTACACCACCAGCAGTCTCGGGGTCGTAATCGACATAGTTCGGGGTATCAATCCGAACAGGAGCGGTCATAATCAGACCTGTACCGCAAAGGTAGGTGTGGTATTCATTCAGACCACTGGTTGCGTTGGCAACAACGGTCATGGTGTCGTCGATGATAACGGGCTTGCCGAGGAAGGAACGAGAGAACGGGTCGGTGACAATCGCCCCGGCTTTGATGTTCACATCGTTAGCGGCTCCCTGCCGAACGAGGTCGGTATATACCGCACTGTGCATAAACCAAACCTTGAGGTCATCAAAATGGTCACCCAAGGAACCTTGAATTGCTTTGATTGCATTGTCCATGCCCAGCTTATGAGTGGACTCGACGGCGCCAGCGTCAGCACGAGCGATGTCGTTGACGTGAGTGGAGAAATCAGCAACGCCTTCCAGACCACCGAGAATCTTGAGCAAGGTTTTCTGGTTCTGCTTGGCCTGATAGTCGCCAATCTTACGAGCAACGTTGGACAGGTCGTTAGCTCCAGTGAGCTCGTGAGTGAAGTCCTTCTCCTTCCACGCCTTCATGCGACGGAACGCCATGGCGGTCATCTTCTTGCCTTCGAGTTCCACAGGAACGTTGTCGGTCAGACCGTCATAGTTCAGAGCGTCACCTTCAAAAGGAACATAGAACGGAATAGTGGTCACATTGTTCTCTCCAGAGAGAGAGGATGCTACACTAGCGGGAGCAGGGGTTACGACGCCCGAGGAAATCAACAGGGAGTTGATGGGGTCACGTTCCGAAATGTATCCAGTAAACACTTCGGGGTCAAAGTAAAAATTGCCAAAGGTACCAGTTCTAGCCATGGTGGGTCTCCTTAAATTTTAGAGGACAGCGCTTTCTGTTCAATCTCGAATCGTGCTGGGTCTTTTTTCTTGAGCTCGGCACGTTCCTCGAAATTCATGTCCTTAAATGCCTTGTTTACGGGCACAGCAGTCTTTGGTGTCTGAATCCCGGCGGCCGCTTTCTTAGTCTGCTCGGCAATCGACTTCTCCAAAGAGCTTTTGAACAATTCACCCAGCTTGCTTACACGAGCGAGTGTCTTGTCTCTATCGGGAGATACAATATCAAGTTCAGCATCCTCCACGATTGATTGAATGACCTCATCCCCTAATCCAGATTTACGAAGTGCTTCCATAGCCTCCATCTTGTTGGCTCTGACAGCAAGTTCGTCCAGTCTGGCTTGAAGTTTCTGTTCAGCGGTCTGTTGAATTACGGGTTCAATCAACTTCTTCACTTCTTCAATAAATTTAGGGTCTTTCTTGGCGTTCTCTCGTGCGGTCTGACTTGCTTTTGTTCTCTCTTGGTCTACGTACCGTTTCTGTTCATCCGTAAGGTCGTCCCATGTGACTGTTTTAGGAGTCGGGGTAGGAGCGGGCTGTGGTTCATTCACAGATACGGGTGTAACATTGGGTTCAACAATAGGTTCTGCCATACTTACCTCCTAAGTCCATCGTTCGGCTCCCCCAAAGGGTCTCCGTCGCTGTCCTTGTGCACGGAATGGCATACTCCGTGTCTCATTGTATTATAGACGATTAAATCAAGACTGTCAACAAACAATCTCGACACATTTTATTTATCTGTCCACTTTGGTCTTGTTCTTAGGGTCTTTTATGACGGCATCCTGTTTTGTGGCAGGGTCTGCTGGGGCTGTCTGGGGAGGTTCATCGGAATGGGCCTTCCAATACAGTTCTCCACGGTTCACCAGTTCATCGGGGCTTGTGGTGATTCCTACCAACGACAGGGTGTCCACGGGGTCAAGAATCTTGGTAGCATGGATGGTGGAGATGGCATTGGACTTTACGAGGATTGAGTCTGTGAGGTTTCTGGTGAACTTGATGTCCACGTCAACACTCTTGAGTCCAAGAAGCTCGCCATAAATCTGTGCAATCTTGAGCATCAGTTTCAATGAGGTACGTTCCCCACGCTTGAAGAACGTCTCCTTCATACGGGCAACCGTCTCCAGTCTGTCATATCCGTTGCGAAGATAGACGGCATCGCCGGTATCACCACCGCTGATTCCCCCAGCGTCTTGACTGGGAAGCCCCACTATAATTCTCATCTGCTCAAGGAGATACTTGCGAAGTTGTTCCGTAGTTTGAGCATCAGCAAGTTGCCCAATATACTTTATGTCGGACGGCATTTCCTTCAGAGAAGGGAATGACAAAATCTTACGAGCTTTGAGGTCATCCTGTGAGATGTCTGCGAGGTCTACGTTGATACCAACGAGCAAGGAATTGACGAATCCTTCCAAGTCATTGACACAATCACTTCCCACCAAGTTGATGGCATCGAGTAATGTCTTAACCATCTCCCAATCGCCGATTCTCCAACGATTGTTCGGGTACTCGACGATAGGCAACATTCCCAATGGGTTTAACTGCTCACTGACGAGATTACTAGCGCTAAGGTCTCCGATAGCAAGTCCTTCCGTCTTATACTGATACACCATGTCCTTGGTGTAAGCTAGATACACGAACTTACCACTCGCAAACGGTGTGGGAGGAACTTCATAATACGTGACCGCCAATACAGGCGGATTACCCACCTCCGTGGAGTAGACCACGAACGTAAGATACGGCTCCAAGGTAACTATGCTGAAAGGTACTTCATCCTCCACACCATAGGTGTCCGCAAATACCCCCCTGTAGGCTGTCCCGCAGATAGACGAAAGCTGTGCAATCTCTTGGTCACTGGTAAACTTGTCCTCTGCCTCCACCATCTGATTGAGCTTCTCCACCCCAGAGCGTGCCTCGTTGGTACGATGAGCGAATCGCACAGGCTTGCCAAACGTGTAGCCCACTATGTCACGAGTGATTGCCATTGCGTTATTGAATACGACCTTGTTGTTGATATCTGGACGTATATCCTTCTCACGATTGAGGATATCCTGTTTGCCACGATAGTAGTCGAGCAAATAGACAATCTCCGAAGCGTTCAGCTCGTGGTCGTTCCATACGGCTTTAATTACGCTCGCTACTCCTTCTGCGTCGAGAAGAGGAGCCTCTCTGCCCGGCTTTATCATAGAAGCTGGGAGATAGTCCGTCATCAGCTTCCTACGACCCATAAATAATGCAGTATCTGCCATGATTACTCCTTATCGTCCCAGTCCATACGTTTTTCCAGAATGGTCACTTTTGATTCAATCTTATACATTCGTTCAACAAGGCAATTATGCTTCTCGACCTTCTGTATAAGGTCTGTCATCTGCTGTTGAATGAGCGCTACCTGTGTGTTCTTGGTATATTTTGAACTCACCAATACCCCTAAAAACGCCCCCACTGTGGTGATGATAGCAATTAGGATTGTTTTATCCATCCGTCCGTCTCCTACATATAAAGATTTTTGCGGTCGAAAAATTCTACCTTTTGTAGCGTGTATGACCTGAGCATACTTGCTAGTCCGGCACACGAGTCCGGTGCATCATCGTTTTTATTCTTTCCTGTCTGTACAAAACTAAGCATTGCCTTCATGAAGTCTCGATACATCTTGTCGTCTCTATATAATGACTCGTCTCTGAAATAAAACGTTGACACCGCAGGGGCGTGCTGAATGATTCTACTGAGCTTACTTTGTGTATTGGGAGCCCTCAGTGACAATATGTTGCAATGATGCCCCTTTGCCTTTATCTGTGACGAAATGTCACGACTGTAGAAGTCACCACCGTTGTTTGCCTCAAAAATCCCACGTCTACACTTGTTAGCTATAATTTTACCAGTTACAACGGGTTGTGTCACCTCATAGCCGCCCCTCATGTACACCACGTCGGCAACATACACATCGGTGCCCCATTGATAAGCGATAGGCATGGAGAGATAGTCCTGTCCTCCGAACGCAACGTCTGTGAAGAAGAATACATCGTCTGGAGCATCTTGAGGAAGTTCGATGTATCGCTTCAGAGACGGAAAGAGGAGGCCGTCACGCTCTACGGGCTTCTGTTGAAACACACACTCCCACGTAAGCGGGTCAAGGATGTCTTTCTTGTCATTGTAGTATGTATCATCGAACCCCACGTCAAACTTGTAGTTAAAGTTTGAATGCCCGTCCTCGTCCATGGCTTCCAGTTTTTTGAAACGAGCCCTCGGGTCGTCTGCGTACTTCTGTTCAATGCGTCCGATTGGGTCGTGAATAGACCATCGTGTTCCGATAACAAGGAGAGGACACCCCTTCTTCATTCGCTGGAGCATGTCACTGGTGACCTTAGACCACAGGCTATCCATGCGGTTGATGTTCAGAGCTTCCTCAATGCCACTCACAAGGTCGTCAAGGTAGAGAAGTTGAGCCGCTTCCGTGGCACCAGTCACCGAGCCGTCAATGGAACGGAAGGTCAATGTCTTGTATCGCTTGTGGGCGCCGAGGTCGAGTGTCTGGTCTTTGGCATTACTTCCTACTAGCGTACTTTGGGGAAAGATGGATGCGAACGTGTAATCCTCGTTGGTAAGAAAGTCCTTGCACCCATCATAGAATGAGGACACGAGGGACGATGAGTATCCAGCAGAGAGGATGCTCTTTGAAGGATTGCGTCCACCGAGCCAACACATGTACAGTAGCCCGAGAGTGGTCTTGCCCGTACGAGGAGGCATGGATAGTCCGTACACATGTATCTTTCCATCGGCAAGGTCTTGCAGGTCACGCACAACGTCTCGAAGCACCTGCTTTCTCGGCTCATAAAATCGCTTCTCCGGAGGCCGGTTCCACTCCATCGCAACAAGAAAATCCTCGAAAAAGAACCTCGCACGATACTCATACTGGGTTCTGAGTATAGTAATGGCTCGCTGTCTCTGCACGTCGGAGGGGATAGCTAGGAGAGCTTTCTTGTTTAGACAACGAATGATGTCCGTGGAGTGATCGATAGCGGAGGCGTCATCCCCCCTTCTCATGGCAAGTTGTCTGAGTAACTCTTTTTTGTCCATGTACATGAGCGTGTCCATCTTATCTCCCAGTTTCTTAATCTGGGAGAGTAAGGTTTTTTCGTCTTGTGTCATGCGAGCATCGAGCTTAACTGCCACATTTCCTCCAATCCAAGTGCCGAGAACAAGAACCCACACATTGCGGGCCGATAATCATAACCCCTATTATCTGTCCATTCATCCATGATTGCAGGTGAGGGACAGGTGATAACGGTGTATCCACTACCGGTGGAGATTCCGAGCGAGTGAAGATGACCTGTTATCCAATACCTACGGGACGTCTGCCCCCACAGCTTAGGCACATCCGTCTGCATGAGGGATGAGAGCTTTGGATGATTCGGGTCGTGGATAAAACCCAAGAGGGTGTTCTCGGCAATGGTTTTATACTTGCGAGGTGAGATGGATGCGTCCACCTCCACCTGTGTTGAGAGATGGTATCGTTGCTCCACCGCCTTTGCGAGGCAAAAGGAGAGCACGGTGTCATGATTGCCCTCACTGTAGATGACCGTGGTGAAGAAGTGCTTGGACACACGGTCGATGATGTCCGTGAGAAGGACGAGCCCCTGTGCAAACGCCTCGTGCCACGGGAGGCTGTTCCGCTGGGGAGTGCCTTTGGTGGTCGTCCCAAGGATGGTGTCGCTGTTGAGGAAGTCTTGTCCTATCACGAGGATGACATTCGTGGCTCTGGAGGCGTGTGCGTGCTCGATAAATTGGGTAATCATCGGAACGAGGGAGGCCGCAAGGTCAAGGTGGTCGATTATCGTTCCGTTGAGAGCATACTGCCTTCCAAAGTGAAGGTCGTACAAGGGGAGCACCGCTGTCCGCTCGTACGGGAGGTCGTCGTTGACAAATCTGTACGGAGTGCGATGGTGCTCCATGAGGGGAGGGAGAAGCTCGAGGGCACGAGAGACCGAGGTAAGGAGCGTCGCCTCGTCATTGTCTTGGAACAGTGCGGGCTTCACCTTGATGCGTGAGGTGTACTTATTCGGTGAGGACGAGTAGGTGCTCTCTACGATTGTCCACTTTGACGGGTCATATCCGTGGCTGGCAAGGAGCTCCTCCGGCGACGACGGTTTGGTGTTCGGCGACGAGTATGTTTTCTCCGATGTGTATTGTTGGTTTGAGAGTCGTGCCGTTTTCTCCCTCACGACCTGCGGGGTAACTTGCGGGGTATCTTGCCCGGTGTGCTCTGTGTCGCTTTTGACCACGGGTGTACCGCTTTGACTTTCTTCGTTTCTCACCGCCGTTTCTCTTCGCCCTTGGCGGTTCTTCCTCTTGTACGGTGGTTCATATGCTCTACGATACTGACTCCTCAATCTGACTCCTTCCGTGCGTGGGTCAGCATGTGTCGTACGTGCCTCAATCCTTCCAATCTCAGTCCATGACAGTCCCTCGTCACGGAGCTCTTTAATGTGTTCGTTGGTCATCATCACCTCTCTTCCAGTTATTTTAACACATAGGGCATTTGGTGTCAAGATAATTGACAAAACACGGTGTTCATGCTATCATGTGTGATGACGGGTGATGGTGTTCAAGGTGACCGTTGTCAATGGGCGTTCTGCCCGTGCATTTCACCGTCCATCACGTGCACAAATTCATCTCTTCTCATCTTTTCTCCTCTCTTCTCTTGCCTCCAGATTGTCCCAGCTGGAGGCTTCTTTTTTTGTCCATTGGCACGAGGTGTGTACCCTAGTTGGTTGGATTTGATACATTAAAAAGTGTTGATTTCGTGATAATCAATGTCATTGTGTTGATGTATTCCGTGAACAGACGAAGAGGGGTCGCTTGGGGGGTTTGTCTGAATGTGGATGATGGATATTTTGACTTTTCGGGTACTTGGACACTTGACCGGGGCCA